ATCCAATCAAAGTCTTCTGCACTCAGATCGAATTTGATTTCTGGATTGTTGAGTTCTAGATTCTTATCTGGTGCAGCAACAATCATACTAGGCGCACAGAAACGATACTTGATTTTACTGCGACCTTGAAGACCAGAGATGAGAACATTTGCTTCATCAAAATCGATGACTGGTTCTTCTTTATGTAGGGAAAGAACAGACAAAAAGTTGTTCAGGTCATACACACCAAACTCTTTTGGAATCTCTTCAGAGACAACAGCCTCAGCAAGAATATTCTTATGTGTAGAAATGGTGCGGATTGTTTTGCCTGGTTTGAAAACGATGCCTTGATTGATGCTGGCAAAGTTTTTCAATACAGACAGAGTTTCATTTGATAATTTCATAATTTATTTCCTCGTCAAGTCATGGTTGTGTAAAGCCATTATAGCATAGTGTACAACTTTCATCAAGTCATCACGATTATAACCATTCTTTTTGCCGTAACGCTGTGCGTATTTGATGATGTTACCAATAAAGAATCCTTCGCCGTGCCCACAGTCGATAATGAATTCTGAAGTTTGGAATTTGTTTAGTGAGTAGTGTTGACCGTATGTCTTATCGACATACTCTTTTATATCTTTAAGAATACGGTCTTCACTATATTTGTAATCGATCACAGTCTACCGGTATACTGTGCAACAGCGGGCATGTTGCCAGTAAATGCGTATGTACCGATATGTTGAGTTCTCATCCAAGGACATAACCAAATCTTTCCACCCATCTTACGCCACATCTGACAGAACATATAGTCTTCTGATAAGTAACGATCAGAACCACCACCAACACACGAATCCTTGGTGTCAATTACTGTATCAAAGTATGCGTGAATGTAACGTGAGCCATCAAAGTGTGCTTGACCAACATGATCAGGCTTATAACGAATGAAAGGATATTCTTCTTTCATCTTATCAAAGACCTGACGCTTGATCATCATGTGACCTGTGCCAATTTCCATTACTTCTAATGGCTCAGATACTTGGAATTGTTGTGTGCCTTTTACTACGTTGAATACGTATTCACCCACAAGATTCTCAAGTTCTTTTGGATTAAGGTCTGGATGACGACGAGCAGTTTCAGCAATGTTACCCCAGTTGATTGACTTCTTGGGATAAGGACCACCGATAACATCTTTGTCTAATGCCATCAGTGCCACGATATCATTCGGATCAAAGTGAATGTCCGAATCGATAAACATCATGTGTGTAAAATCTGTGCGTAGGAACTCATCTACCAAATAGTTTCTTGCTCTTGTGATGAGTGATTCATTGAAGAGAAAAGAAAACTTTGTTTCAATGCCATAACGAATCATGATAGTTTGCAAGTCAAGGCAAGACTTCATATACAAACCGTGATTCATGCCACCATACATTGGTGTAGCCACGAACAGTTTATTCTTTCTCAATTCTTCAAGGTTAACTTGTAGTTGCATAATTTATCCATAAAAAAAGAGTGAGAACACATAATATATATGCTCTCACTCCACCAGTTTCTAGCCTAATTTAGGCAAACGCTTGACCACCAAGAATGGCATGTGCCATAGCAACCATCTCACGTGTTGGCTTACCCAAACGATAGAAAGTGATTGTCTTTCCGTTGCTGAGTTTTTTCTTGTTGGTGTAGATGCAGTGACCTTCTGCACGTAGTTCTTCAATGCGGGCACCAACATTGCTGATACCAAAACGTGCTTGAGCCTGAGCAACAGTCAAAGTGTTGTATGGGCCTTCTTTAGAAAGATAGTTTAGGATTTTATCTTTAGCAGACATTCAATTTACTCCATAAAATTAGTCGCACAAAAAGGTAAAAAGTAGAGGCGACTTTTCTCTACATACTTAATATTATATAAAAAAAGAGAGAGTGTGTCAACACTCTCTCTGGCAAAAGTGAAAGATTACCTTAGAACGGTTGTTCTTCAGAAGCAGTTACCAATACTTCTTCAGTGACCGCTGATGCGGCGTTCAAATCGATACCTGCATCAATCTTAGTGTATAGATCAAGGAAGGTAATCTTAGTATCAGCATCAAAACGATTCAAGCAATATTCAATCGCCTTTTTCTTATCGCCATAGATACCGAAAGTTTTGACAATGTGAACCAGACGGCGGGTAGAAATAACTTCATCGCAACCACCTTCAGCAAACGTATTGCGAATTGTATTTGCCCAAGTGATTAGATTTTTGGCAAACACTTCATCAGCACGACCGACCGAATCAAGTTCTTTGTTGACAATTTTTTCTTCGACCTTAGCAGGCGGCCATTCTTGTTCCATTGTGTTAGGGAAACGCTCAAGAAACGCCTCATTCAACACATTGGTAAACATATAACGACCATCTTCAGAGCCTTTACCTTTTGTGTTAGCAGTAGCGAACACGGTAAAGCCTGGTGCAGGTGTAACCAACTCATTCTTTTTCTTTAGCAAGAATGGTTTACCCTCAAGCACCCGTTGCAAGCACGACAAGTTTTGTGCGCCGTAATCAATCTCATCAATACAGAGTACAGCACCTTGGCGGGCAGCAACAGTCACAGGACCATCACGCCATTCCATCTGACCGTTGATTAGAACATAGTTACCAAGCAAATCAGATTCATCAGAATCAGGTGTCATTGATACGCAAACGAATTTACGTTTTGCTTTAGCACAGGCTTGTTCAATACTCATGGTCTTACCGTTACCAGACTGACCAGTAATGAACACAGGGAAGAACTGTTTTGATTTCACAATTGACAACACATCATCAAAGTTGCCAAAAGGTACATAGTTGTCATATTGAGAAGGAATCAGATTCTCAATCTCAAGATCAGTTGTCACATTAGCAATGCGATTACCCGATGAAACTTCAGCCTTAGTCATGGGTATAACCTGTGCTGAGAGTTCAATAGAGACCGCTGAGGCGGGTGTATCTACACCCGACGGGACTTTATACAAGCCACGACTAATCTTGTTTGATTCATCTTTGATGAACCATTGTGGAGTTGATATGCCTAGCTTTTTTGCAACACTGCGTACCTCTGTACGGGTCAGTGTAGATTTGTTTGTTGCAATAAGTGCATCAATAAAAGCCTGGCGTTTGTCAGAACGAGTTGCCATAATGTAAATTCTCCATCACTTTAGGAACTTCTATTATAAATGGAATCCACCACTTTGTCAAGTGGTGGACGTTATCAAACTGCTATCATACCGATAAAACGTGATACCAAAACACGATTGACTTGACGATTCTTGGTAAACTTACTGAACGCCTTAGTCAAGGTTGTCGTGGTAACTTTTGCTGGTGCTTCAAAGTCTTCATCATCAACACTCAAATCAGAACCACCCGGCAAAATAAAAAACGATTCGTAACCAGCATTCTTAGATTCAAGAAACTTTTCTTTGCGAACTATACGAATATACTTAGAATATGCTTCTTTTATTTGCAAGTAATTTTCACGTGGATTCTTACGCAACTGATCAATTTCATCATTGAACAAACGACGGCGTACAGCACCCTTCAATGCTTGACCTGATGCCAAATAAAAACCAATGATTTTCGCACCAGTTGTTTTTGTCAACCAATTGGCAATAGCAATACGAACACTGTCATCACCTTCACCCACCTCTTGTTGAATCTTGTTTTTCTTATCGCACAGAAAAACGTTTTGATAATTAGAGTTGAAAAAGTTACGTGAGCCAGTACCAACATTGTTGGCCGTGTGATACGAATTAATATCATCAGCATCACCATCTTGTACAACACACAGATTCACAATGTCAAGATTGTTGGTGGTACGAAACTCATTGATGATTGGTTGACAAGCAATCAATGCCTCAGTCATTGGCGTGTTCGACAATGAATCTGAAGGTGGACGATAGAATTCAGTACGGCTACCATAACGACTATACCATGCATTCATAAGACACAGAATGTTCTTTGTTGCCTTAGAAAACTCTGAGTTGGTCATCTTTGAGTTAATTAACTCACGCAGATACACCGACGACAACCACATTTCATTGTTGTTTTCTGAGAAACAATCGTATGATTTGCTTGGATATGCAGATGCTTCACCGGGATAATCAATACCATCACGAACATGATCGGCATTACCAAAACCATATGCAGTGAACGGTATGTTTACCTTACGGCAAAACATAGCCAGAATCAAAATCTGTTCATATGATGCCGACAGATTATCTGACATTGAACCAGACTTATCAAGCAACAGAACAAGACCATGCGATTTGCCTTTTGGCACACGCATTACTTTTTTGAAAATGTTATCATCAATCTGATACTTGAACACACGGCTAACATCAATGTCACCAGTTGATGATACTTTGGCTTTTGAAAACTTATCAGCAGCCTTACGCATTTCAAACTCTTTTGCTAACAGTGAAATGAATCGTTCGTTCTTACGACGGAATTCATTGTACAGATTGTTGGCAATCGTTTCGTATGATTCTGGTCGCTGTTTTGAAAACTCTTCAGTCAAAATCTCTTGTACACGTTTTGCGGGTGTAACAATTTTCTTCAGATTAGGTTTTGGTATATCAATGTAGCGATACTCACGTGCATGTTTAGCAATGAGTTTGCCTTCATTTTGACGGAAGTTTTCATCAGTTTCGCACCGTGGTTCAGGAGTTTGATCCTGATTTACACTTTGCGATTCTTTGTTACGAACTATTTCGTTTTTATCTTCACCGTCAATGTCGCTTTCTTCATCAGACTGTTCGCCAGCATTTGAGGATGATTCTGTTTCTTGATCACCATCTTCACCTTTGGCTTGTTTCTTAGATTTTTGTTCACCTTGACCATCAGTCTCAGCATCACCTTCACCAGAACCAGATTCAGCCTCAACTTCTTCACCTTCATCACTGAAGTCGAATTTATCTTGCGGTAATTGTGTTTGTGATTCTGCCTGCTCTTCTTTTGAATAGTCCCAAATCTCATTGGTAACTTTGAGAACATCATCCCAAGTTTCGCAAGCCTGAACACGGTCAACAAACTCCTGTTCTTTTGCATTGAATGCAACATCAAAAGAATAACTGGACTTGGTGTAGATATTCAAGCGGTCAATAAACGACATTGTATTAACATCACGACCGTTTAGACCAAAGAAGTCTTTGTCCATGAGTTCATTGAAGCCGTTGACAAACGAACGGCGCAGACCAGGATAACGGCGTTTCTGACGTTTTTCAATACGTGCATCTTCAACTACATTCAAAAAGCCTTTGTAGTTTTGACCACGTTCATGTACAGCACCATGCCAACCATCGGCAGGTGTATCGATAGCGTGACCAACTTCATGACCCATTAGTAAGTCATAAAGATCGCCAGACATTTTTTCCCAAATAGGGCAGATTAGAACACGGTTTTTAGGATCGAACATTGCCGTTGCTACTTTGGCATGTTGAACGATAAGATTCTCGGTGGCCATAAGTTTGGCCAGACCGGATTTTTGATTCTGAATGTTGCTCATTCGATAACCTCGACTGTTACTGAACTTACATTGTACGTGGAACACTGAGGTTTGTCAAGTGTTGCAATCTTGACAACTTTATATCCCCCTCACACTTCAAAGGATATTATATCGTAGAGCAATCACTTTGTCAAGTGTTTACTTTATAGCAACAAAAGCAGTAAAACTGTGATTTTGCCAGAAAGAATCGATGCGATCAAATGCAAACCCAGCAGTGGCACACTTATTGATGAGTTCTTTTCTTGTATTTAACTTCATCATATGGCGCAATTGTTTTTCTTTGTTCAGTATGTCATCTGATGTAAAGTGTTCACGCTTATAATCATAGTAGGTAAAAGTTCTTATGTCTTGTATCTTCGGACAATCAGCAATTGTTTTCTCTGCAAAGATGAAAGCACCACCCGGATTCAGTCCTTCGTAGATTTGTTTAATGATTGAGGTTCTTTCTTTTTCTTGAATGAACTGCAAGGTAAAAATTGAAGTGACCAAACTACAGTTTGTAAAACTAAAGTCACGAACATCTCCACGATGATAGCGTAGATTTAAAGATTGTCGTTCATCTTCATCATACGAATCAAAAAAATCTTCTTCTACTTCAATACCAACATAATTTGCAAGTGGTGCGAAAGTATTCTGTGCAATCATTGCCTTAAGCAACTTACCCGTAGAGCAACCGATGTCAACAATATTTGTGTTATCTTCGACAAAGTATTCCGAATACTTGAGTACATCATTCCAAAGATTTGTATAGCCACGAATAGAATGTTCTATGTGATTATCAAAGCCTTCTTCTCTTTGTGCAAACGTAAACTTAGTCATAACGATTCCTTGTATGGTTTCAAGATATTTTCATACACATGTGATGAAAGTGCAGCCATCATCTTAGGTGCAACCATTCTACCCAATCTTTCTGCTTGTTGATCGAACTTTCCAGTTAGCACATAGTCATCCGGAATACTCATCAGTATCTTTAATTCTTTAATAGTCAACTTACGATTCTTTGCATAGTGAAATACACCACTCACACCTTTCTGTTGACCTGCTTGTGTCAGAGTTGGTGATGGTAAATTGATTGCTGGTCGAATCATATTGAAGCAAGAACCTTTTGGATTCTTGTCACGAAACTCTGGGTCAGATGGCTTTGTATGTTTTGTTGGATTAAATGGTAACAATTCAATAAATTTCTTTTGAAAAGAACCCTCAACAAAATCAAGCAGTTCTTTTTCTTCATTAGGATCATTTTTTACATGATCGATAGCACTCTTAATACTGATATGCTTTGGTGTCGATGGAATTGGATAAGTCATCGTGTTCATGTTCAGAAAATTCAAACCAACTTTGTCGGCAACATCTTGACGAACACAAACAAAAAACAATCTCTCACGTGCTTGTGGAACACCATAATCAGCAGCGTTTAATACATGATGAGTAACAAGATAACCAGGCTCAATCTTTTCAAACTCATTCTGAAATTGATGTAGCTTATCTCTTGCTTTGCCCATCGTAATGCCTTTAACGTTCTCAGCAATGATTACTTTTGGTTTAATGTCTTTGGCAATGCGAATAAACTCAAGAAACAAATCTTCAATCGCTTCAACGATTTGGTCATCAGAATATTTCTTAACGCCATCTTTAACTTCGTAACCACCAACGGTTACCATTTCGCCTGTGTCGAAATCAAAGTAACTTTCTGATTCATAATGAACCGCACCTTTCCAGTTCTTCTCACGCTTACCTGCTACAGAAAAAGCAGAGCATGGTGGTGAACCATCAAGTATATCAAGTTCAAACTCTTTGAGATTTGCAGTATCAAGAAAGTCTTGCCCTTTTAGTTTCTTGATATCGCCAGGTATAATTTTTGTATCTGGAAAATTTGTAGAGTAAGTTTTGATTGCTTCTTCAACAAACTCATTAATTGCAATAACTTTACCACCAGCTAAACGGTAACCAGTAGAACTACCACCGCCACCAGCAAAAGTGCTGACAACGGTAAACAACTCACGTGCAGATGACTTTCTTACATCTTCAATCGAATAATGTTCGTATTTCGCCACGATCTTTCCAATCTCTATAAACATCCAACATTCTTTTTCGTTTTTTATAATTGACTTCGTTACATTGTAACAGGCTTTCAAATGCCTTGTCAACACCCGCACCTAATTGAAGATTAATATGATGCTTGGGTTTACCAATTGTTTTAAATTCGGTAAACGATTCTATCACATGATGTTTTTGATAAGGTTGATTGACTTGAAACCAATCGAATTGATGGAAATAATCAACTACTCTTTGATCGATGTATGGTGTCACGTATGTTTTTTTATAATGTTTGCTCAATGCTAATTGTTGCCTCAGACCAGGCGGATCACTCAAATAACTCGAACGAAACTGATCAAACAATTCTTTAGGTTGCTTGAAGTGTATGCAAGCCTTTTTCGAAACACCATAATGACCATCTGCCGCAAATCCAGAAAGAATAGTTTCTTCTTCTATCTGTGGAAAAATATACAGAAATGGAAATGTACACTCAT